ATAAAGAAGAAACAGTAGTAGAACCAGATTTTTCTGATTTCGAACGTACTGTGTTGGTCAGTAATCCTGATTTAGCTTCTCAAATACACTTACAGAGTTATCATAACTCTCATAAAATTATATCAAAGGTTAGTTCTAAGAAACAGTACAATTATAAATCAGGACAGAAAGCTGTGAAAACACCGTTACATCCTTCTCCTGGCTTACAATCTATTTCGTTATCAGACTCAGAATTGAATCGCTCTCTTACAGAGAAAAACGTTGCTTTCATAATGTTTAATGCTAACCCATTGAAGAAACTAGGTTATGGTATTATTTTGAATTCGACACATCTGCTTATTCCTTTACATTACTTAGGTCATATGTATACATATCATATAACCTATCCCGATGCTATGATGATGATGGCTGATTCAACTGGCAAAGTTTTATGTAAAATTTTACCAAAGGATATAATTAATTATTTAGACAGTGCTATTACTAGCGACCTGCTTGATGATGGTCATGCAGTTATTATTCCTACTAAGTTTTTACAACAACGTAGAGATATTATAGATAAATTCATCACAGAGGATGATCTTGGAAAACTTCCTTCAAATTTTAATGTTGAATTGGATCTCTGGGCTCGTAAAGCTAGGTTCCAATCTACAGCTTTATGTAATAAAGTAGAAGTAGATGGATTTATAGTTAACAGGACTATTGAATATATTTCTACAACGGCAGAAGGAGATTGTGGAGCTCCTTTATTCTTACTTTCCACTCAGTTCGCAGGTAGGTGCATAGCTGGCATGCATTTTGCTGGTACTAAGACAGTACAACGCGGATACGCTGGAGTTATTACTCAGGAAGCTATCCGTACGGCATTAGTAGAAAATTTAGTTCAAGCTGATTTACAAGGAAAACTTGAATTGGGTTTACCACCTAATGATAAATTTCATGGTAAATTCAATATATTAGCTATAATTAAAGGACCTGAATCACACTCACCTTACGTTTTTAAGACCGATCTTATGCCTTCACCATTACGCAAATATGGTAATGGAGAAAGTATAAAAGATATAGCTCTTTTGAAACCGAGTGGTGGAATAGATCCTTATGCTAAAGCATTGTCTAAATTTCCTACTGAAGACATTACTTACGATGAAGTTGCTATGAACAGAGCTGTTGCTGATTACAGAAATATGCTTTATTCTATACCATTCCCTACTAAACGTAGAGTCGTACTCACACCAGCACAAGCTATATGGGGAGATTCTACCATTTCCGTCTGGCATGGTATAAGTTCGGCTACATCACCTGGAGTTCCGATGAAATTCCAGGCGGCTGGAGAAAGATATAAGAATAGACTTCTCAGAGATGGTCCTCGTGATGAGAGTAATGCTGCTTATGTTCCATTTGTTAACGAGTTATTACGATGTATCCACGATATGTCTAAAGGTATTCGTTGGTTATGGATATTTACAGATAATCTTAAGAGTGAATTGCGTAAAATTGCAAAAGTAGTTTCTGGTGACACACGATTATTTTGCGGTGCGCCATTCATGTATATGGTATTGTTTCGAATGTATTTCGGAGCTTTTATGATATTTTTCTTGGAGAATCGTTTGGAGAATGAATCGGCTGTAGGCACTAATCCCTTTTCCTTAGAATGGGATATAATGACTAGAATGCTTGGAAAGTTTTCTGATAACAGACGTAAGTTTAATGTTTTATCTTGTGATTATGCAGCTTATGATATTAGTCAACGTAGTAGAGTTCTTTGGTACATATTCCATATCATGAATGATTGGTATGATGATGATAATACCAATGTTAGGGCTACTCTATGGTTAGAAGTTGTAAATTCACGACACATTTCTGATAAAATTATTTATGAATGGTTAACATCATTAGTTTCAGGTCATCCTGGTACTATTTTTATTAATTCCATTTATGGATGTCTTGCTATCAGATATGCATACTATAAAATTATTCCTAGTACTTTAATTAAATTTAGGGACAATGTAGTAATTTTTGTAGTTGGTGATGACAATATTATGTCTAAACATCCTAGAATTCAAGCTGTATTTACTATGAAA